ACTGACAACATCAAGAGCGTCTACTTCGGTGGCCTGACTGCCAAGCGTGGCGAGGATGGCTTCATGTACGTCAAGGGCATCGCCACTGACGACACCCTCGACCTCGACCAGCAAATCTGCGACCCTGAATGGCTCAAGAGCGCCATGCCAGCGTGGATGGGAATAGGCAACATCCGAGAAATGCACCAGAGCAAGGCAGTCGGCAAGGCTACCGAGATGGAGCAGTCCGGCTCAGGCTTCGTGGTCACTGCGAAGGTAGTGGACGAGCAGGCCGCCAAGATGGTCTCAGAGGGTGTCTACACCGGCTTCTCGGTCGGCATCAAGGGCGCTCGTGTCGTCAAGGACGAACGTGCTCCTGGTGGTCGAATAATCGACGGGTCTATCGTGGAAATCTCACTCGTGGATCGTCCGGCTAACAGCTCGTGCAGTATCGAAATCGCCAAGTCCATCAAGGGCGAACTAGTGAAAGGGGCCGCCGTGTCCGAAATCAACAAGGCCGAGTCCCCTGCGATGAACGCCGAAGCCATCATGACCGAAGAGCCTGGTGTCACTACCGACGTTCTGAACCACGACACTCCTCAGCCCTGCCAGTCATGCGCCGGCACCGGCAAGAAGTCCAACGTCATGGGCAACACCCAAGAGACGGACTGCGAAGTCTGCGCAGGCACGGGCCACCAGCCCGACGACCGCCTCGAGAACATGGAGCAGCACACGCAGGCGAACCCTCAGGGCCACGACAACCGTGACATGAAGGACGCTGAGCCCGACACCGAAGCAGTCGCCCCCTCACGCCTCAAGACCCTCGCAGGCGAGATTGAGAAGATGCAGCACGACCTCAGCGACCTGAACGCCGTGCGCACCTCGCTCATCAACCTCATGAAGGCTGAGCTCGACGAGATGGCAGCAGGCAACGAGAACAACACCGACGACATCGCCGAACTGCTTCACTCCCTCTGCCAGTTCCTCTGCTGGTGGAATGACGAGTCAGGCGAGAACGAAACACCTCCCCCATTCACCGGCGAAGATGCCGACAACGATGAAGAAATGAGCTACGACATGGCCTACATGGCACTCGGCGTATCAGCCGACCTACTAAAGAACGCAAGCGCAGAATCAGCGACTCCTGAACTCAAGGACGAACTGCGCACCGAGATCGTCAAGGCGCTGGGCCTTGAAGAAGTCATGACGGCGAAGGCTGAATTGAGCGAAGCGAAAGAAGAGATTGCTCTCTTGAAGGCTGCGCTCGACGAAGTGAAGTCAATGGCTGCACCTGGCGGGCCTGCACTCCGTGCAACCCGTGAACAGACCAGCAAGTCAGCAGCAGTCCTCGCTAACGAGGTGGAGGCCATCCGTCTCCGCAACATCGCCTCGCAAGTGAATGACCCTGCACTCCGCAACGCCTACCTCGAGAGCGCCCGTGCTCTTGAGTCCAACTAACAGAAAGAAGATACAGCGATGACCATCGCCGCTCCTTCCCTTGACCAGATGTTTCACGGCCTGCCAGCCGATGAGCAGGTCAAGCGCTTTGAGGCTTACAAGTCAGCCCTTAGCACCGTCCAAGCCCAGACGCTGAACTCCGCTCGCCGTGGCGAGTTGTCGTTCACCCCGACTGTCGGCATCACCAAGTCCGTCTCTGCCGCCTCGAAGATTGAGGAACTGAAGACGGAAATCACTAAGGCAGTCTCGGGCGACCAGCTCGCTGCTGTCGAGTCCTCGCTCGCCGGCCTCGCCGACCTGCAGAAGGACCTCACCCTCACCAGCCCACTGAACTCGACCATCTCGGGTGTCTCGGGTCTCGTGCCCTACAACCTCGACCCTGTTCTGTCGTTGCTCATCCCGAAGGAACTGTACCTTCGCAACAGCACCGCACGCATCAAGGCTCAGGGACAGGCTCTCGAGTTCCGTCGCATCACTGGTGTCTCGAACGCCGGTGTCGGTGGTGTCGCTAACCTCTCGACGTTCTTCAACTCGACCTCGGCTTCCACGTCATTCGGTGGCGTGTCGCTGAACCGTCCTACGAAGATCACCTACGCCGCAGACAAGATTGTCAAGTCGTTCGTCGAGCAGGGTGTCTCGGACTCCGTGAGCCTCCAAGCGGAATTCGCCGGTGCCGGATTTTCCGATTTGCGCCAACTGTCCCACACTGCCTTAATTTGGGCCCATTTCTTGGGCGAAGAGCGCAACATGCTGAACGCTGTCTCGACTGCCTTGAGCACCTCGGGATTGACCTTCACCGCCTCGAACGACACCACTGGTACGGGCCTCCCTGCCACCTCGTCGTCGGCTGTCTACGTCACCCTCTCGTCGGCTTACGGTGAGACTGCTGGCGTGTCTGCCGGTACGGTGACGAACGCTACGGCTGGTCAGGGTGTCAAGGTTGCCATCTCCGGCACCGTGCCTTACAGCGCAGTCGCAGTGAACATCTACGTCGTCGTCGGTTCTACCACCTACAAGGCCACCACGCCTTCGCTGGCTTCGGGCACGGCTGCTCTGGCGTTCTCGTCCATCACCGGCACCTACCCTTCGACGGACGGGTCTTACAACTCGAACGCCGCAGGATCGAACTCGGCGACTGGCTACGACGGCTTCATCAGCACGTTCGCTCAGTCGGGTGGCTACCAGAAGCAGTTCAACGGCTCAGTCTCGGCTCAGAACGAGGCCGGTGGCTTCCTCCAGGACGCATTCATCTCGCTGTTCAACAGCTCGATGGCTGACCCTGAGGTTGTCATCACCACGGCTGCAATCCGCCGTGCCCTGGCTGCTGCGATTCAGACCAACTCGTCCAACGCCGCCTACCGTCTGAACTACCAGACCGGCGACAACGGCGTGGTCCTCGGCTCGCTCGTGAACGCTCTGCAGAACGAAGCGACCGGCACAATGGTCGAACTCGTCACGCACCGCTTCATGCCTGCCGGTGTCGCAATCGTCCACCAGAAGCAGTTGCCCTTCCCCGACTCCGGCGTGAGCCAGACCGTCGAAGCGCACAACGTCGTGGACAGCATGATTATCGAGTGGCCTCAGATTGGCTTCTCGTACGACATCAGCTCGTACACCTACGGCTCGCTCGCCTTCCGTGCGCCAGCCTGGTCGGGCATCGTGACGGGCCTCACCGCCTAGTCAAATCCGCTAGGCACCACTGCCTAGCACCGAGGGTCGAGCAGGGCTGGTGTATCCCCTTCCACCAGCCCTGCTCCCCTCCCAGTCTCGAAGGGAGCAGTAATGAAACTCGTAGGCTCAGACGCAGGCCTCAAAGAACTACAAGTGAACGATGGCAAGGTCATCCCCCGTCAGAAAGACGGCACCTTCCACATCGAGGGCCAGACCGCTAGGGCTCTCATCAAGTCCGGCGACTTCGCTGTCGCTGGCACCAACTTCCGTAACGCTCGGGGCTTCATCTGCCAAGACTGCGGATTCAATTCTCTCTACCGTGACCACTGCGGCAAGTGCGACGGGACCAACCTGGAAGAAGAACAATGACCGTCATCGCCCCGTTCTATCAGACCGAAGGCATCATCGAGCCCTACGTCTCGCTCAACGAGGTCAAGTTCTCCCCTACCGCCGCCGCCATCGACTTCACGAACCTCATCGAGAACGCCAGCATCGTCGCTCAGGACCGTGCGCTCTCTGAGCTCATCAAGCGAGCGTCAAGCAAGGCTGACATCTTCTGCTACGGCAAGATGGGAACGCTGAACGCCACCGTGAACACGGAGAACGGCTGGTATCGCCCCTCTCGTGACGGCAACATCACCTTCACTCCGTCATTCTCGCCCATCCTCGCCGTGACTGACGTGCAGGTCGGCTGGGGCCCTGGCTCTGGTCTGCAAGAAATCACCATCTCCTCGAGCAACGTCGCCATCGATCGTGACCAGTTCATCCTCACTGCACCCTCGACGCTCGGGCTCTACTTCGGCAACCTCGGCATCGCTGGAGGACGCTGGGGCTACCAGACGAACATGTGGTGCCAGTATTCCTACATCAACGGCTGGGGCAACTCATTCCTCACCGCCTCGGCAGCAGTCGGGGCCACGTCAATCACCCTGACCGACACGACCGGCTTCTTCGCTGGCATGACCTTCACCATCTGGGACGGGATGCAGGACGAGACGTGCAAGGTCTCCTCTGTGACGGGGAACGTTATAACCCTCGCCTCTGGTCTCCTCTACGCTCACGGAATCGGCGTGAACGCATCCACCATGCCTGCCGCCGTCAAGCAGGCCGTCATCCACTTCGTCGTGGCGATGGTCAAAGAGCGAGGACAGGGTGGGCTGGTCATCAACGAGATTGGCGAGCCTCAGGCTGTCTCTGGACGTTCACAGACGAGCATGGAAGATGAGATGCAGGGCTACGACCTCCTCGAGCCCTTCAAGGTCATCGGAGGCCGTCAGTGAGCCGTGAGACGGTACGCACGCAATTCGTGAACTACCTGAACAAGGCAGGCATCACCTACCTCGCCAGCGTCAAGACCTTCCCTGCCAAGTTCACCCCCGAGGGCGAGTTCTACGACAACGAAGACCCAGGGCACGCCACCGGCTGCATCGTCTACCCCTACATCGAAGCGCAACGAGAGAAGCGCATCGAACTGACCGGCGCAACGGGTGGGGGCAAAGAGATCGCTTACACCGTCGTCTTCACCTGCATCTTCCGCAGCTCGAAGCGAAAGACCGAGGACGCTGGCGCAGACTCCGAAGCCTTTCTCGACTCATTCACCAACGCCATCCGAGCATCGAAGAACTGCGGAGGCTCGGGGCCCATCTTCCAGTGGGGCGAAGGCACCACGCTCGGGGGCGAGGACATAGATGTGGTCTCGTACTACCCTCGGCAAATCAACGGCTCAGCGAGCGTCACTCAGGTAGTTTCAACTGTGCGAGTGACGGTCATCGAAATCACCAACTCCAACTCGTACATCTCCTAAGGAGCATCATGCAATTCACGTTCACTGACAGCGAAGAGCGCACCTATCCGAACATCGTGGTCAATGGTGCGGT